CAATCGAGAAAGCCATAAAGGTAAAATATGGCGATGAAACAATTCAAAACCCCAAGGCAAATTGGGACGAGGCAAAAGAGAAAGAGTACCTTGAGCAGCTTAAGAAAGAATATAAGAGCGTTACCAAGAAAAGAGACCAAGCTGAAAAAATCGAAATAGATGGTTTTTTAGTCTCAAAACAACTACTTAATAAAGATAGTAGCAGGAAGTGCCTGACGTGTGAAACCTATTCCTTTGAAATAAAGGACGACCTTTACATGAGCAAGTTTGATTGCTGTTTCAGGTGCTATGTACAGTGGGTTGAGGGGAGAGAAAGACGCTGGGAGAAGGGGTGGCGGCCGAGCAAAACAAAGGATGAATAAATTATGGCTTCTGTATTAGACATTGTTAGAGGAATTTCGACGGTCATGGCAAATACTCATGATGGCGCTTTAGACGAGAACGGGGATCCCATTAAAGTTGGGTTGAATCGGGAGGAGGGTGATCCCATTCTCGATTCTAGGGTTATGGATGGTTTTAAGGTACAGTTTATGGGTCCTGTACTGAGAATTAAATACTCCTCTGAATTACCTCTGAAAGAGGTGCACAAAACAAACAAGTTTGAGGGCGAGATTGAGGCAACCATAAACGATGTTGCTAGCTTTATTAAGAAAGAGTATAAAAAGTTGACCGGCAGTTCCCTCACTCTAACTGCTGAAGGAGAACCATCTATTCTGGTTCAGAATATGTCGAGAATTCGAACCTGGGTTCAATCGCACCGAGATTACAAGATCGGTGGTATGAAAGATGTACTCGAAGTGACCTCTCCAAGTGAGGATCGCCTGGATGATGCCGTACGAGATTGGCTTGGGATGAACGCGAACAAAGCCAAACTTTCCAAAGCTACTGGCACGGGTTGGTTCGGTAATGATCGCTTCCCAAGCTCAAAAGATCCAGAGAATGTAAAGGGGAAGAGAGACGAGGAGCCTCGCGAGAGTTGATAAATGAGCGAGATGAATGAGTTATCAATTAACCAAAAAAGAAGTCACCAAAGAAATTATAAAATCTGGAAAAGATCCAGTTTACTTTATTAACACTTACACCAAGATATCACACCCAGTCAGCGGGCTTATCCCCTTCAAAACTTACGATTATCAAGAAGGATTATTAGAATCCTTTGTGGATTATCGGTTTAACATCATCTTAAAGGCGCGTCAACTAGGCATATCAACGATCGTAGCTGCTTACATCGTGTGGCTGATGTTGTTTTATCGTGATAAAAACATATTAATCATGGCAACGAAGTTTGCCACTGCAGCGAACTTGGTTAAGAAGGTTAAATCTATAATTAAACAGCTCCCGCCATGGATCAGTATTGCTGAAATATCAGTAGATAACCGCACATCTTTTGAACTATCAAATGGATCTCAAATTAAAGCGTCTTCCACCAGCGCGGATGCTGGTCGTTCTGAAGCTCTTTCACTGCTTGTTGTTGACGAGGCCGCTCACGTTGAGGGTTTGGATGAGCTATGGACAGCGTTATACCCAACCCTGTCTACCGGCGGTAATTGCATAGCATTATCGAGTCCGAATGGCGTTGGCAATTGGTTTTATAAAACATATATAAAAGCAGACGCAGGAGAAAACGACTTCCACCCCACCAAGTTGTTGTGGGAGGTGCACCCGGAACATGATCAGGAGTGGTTTGTTGAGGAAACAAAAAATATGTCCCGTCGGCAGGTCGCACAGGAGCTTGAGTGTAATTTCAACACCTCTGGCGAGACAGTTATCCACTCTGACGACGTGGCACGGATTTTGGAGCAGATTAAAGAGCCTAAGTATAAAACCGGCTTCGATCGAAATTTGTGGATTTGGGAAGAATATCAGCCGGAAAACGCTTATTTGTTGGTGGCTGATGTTGCTCGCGGCGACGGCGAAGACTATTCAACTTTTCACGTCTTGAAAGTTGAGACGATGGAACAGGCGGCCGAATATCGAGGAAAGCTCACCCCCGATTTATTTGCTAACATTATTAATACTACTGGTCGCGAATATGGCGGGTGCTTAGTCGTGGTAGAAAACGCGACAGTAGGCCACACGGTATTAGACAAACTGGCGGAGGCTGAGTATCCTAACCTATATTACTCCACGAAGGGAACACACGAATATCTTGATCAGCTTGAGGCAGAATCGGTGACGAATTCGATCGCCGGTTTCACAACCTCATCTAAAACAAAGCCACTTATCGTTGCCAAATTTGAAGAATTTGTAAGAAATAGACTAATTAACATATATTCTAAGCGTTTATTGGGAGAGATAAAAACGTTTATTTGGCGGCACGGACGAGCCGCCGCCATGCGTGGTTACAATGATGACTTGGTCATGAGTATGGCAATCGCCTGCTGGGTGAAAGATACTGCTTTAACTGTTAACCAAAGAGAGTTACAATATAGAAAAGCGTTCTTAAGTTCTATGATAGTTACAAACACAAGCTTAGATACAAGAATCCCCGGAATGCAGGGATACAACAAAGGCGCCGAGCAAACCAAAGAGGCTGCCGCGAAAGAAATAAAGCCATTCTTGTGGTTATATAAAGGATAAAACAAATGGCCGATCAGAGAAAAAATCCAAGAAACGCTAATTCGGACTTGTTTCGGAAGCTGACAAGGCTCCTCTCAGGCCCCATGACAGGCCACCGAAGACAGACGCCGCGCCAGTTGCGACGCGTCGCCCTAGATAAATACAAATTCCAGTCAGCAGGTGGTCTGTCCTTTAAGAAGACTGAATATAATCCATTTTCTGGGATGCAAACAAATTATCTTAGAAACCAAAATCGCGGTGATCGTTACGTTGATTTTGATCAAATGGAATATACTCCTGAAATTTGTTCAACAATGGATATCTACGCTGATGAAATGACAACCTCCACTATTCTAAACCCACTTTTGACGATTGATACATCCAATGAGGAAATTAAATCGATTCTTGATACCTTGTACCACCGAATTCTTAACATTGATTTTAATCTGTTTGGGTGGTGTAGGACGATGTGCAAATATGGAGACTACTTTCTCTACTTGGATATCGATGAAGAAGAAGGTGTACGCAACATTATCGGCTTGCCTCCCGATGAGATTGAAAGATTAGAGGGAGAAGACAAAACTAACCCTAATTATGTACAATTTCAGTGGAATTCCGGCGGTCTCACTTTTGAAAATTGGCAGATCGCACACTTTAGAATTTTGGGGAATGACAAGTACGCACCATACGGTACTTCCATTTTGGAAGGCGCCCGTCGCATATGGCGCCAGCTGACCTTGTTGGAGGACGCCATGATGGCGTATCGCGTCGTGCGCTCCTCCGACCGCCGTGCTTTTTACATTGACGTTGGCAATATTTCTCCAGAGGATATTGACCAATACATGCAGAAGGTTGTTACTCAGATGAAGAGAAACCAAGTAATTGATCCGAGTACCGGTCGTGTCGACCTAAGGTACAACCCACTAAGCATTGAAGAAGATTATTTTATACCGGTCCGCGGTGGCACACAAGGGACAAAGATCGAGTCGATAGCCGGCGGCAAATATACGGGCGACATCGATGATGTTAAATATCTTAGAGACAAGTTGTTTTCAGCATTAAAGATTCCGGCCTCATATCTTTCCCGGGCTGAAGGGTCGGATGAAGACAAGGCTACGTTAGCTCAAAAAGATATTCGTTTTGCGAGGACAATTCAACGATTGCAAAGATCTGTCGTTTCGGAGTTAGAAAAAATTGGTATTGTGCATCTTTACACTTTGGGTTACCGAGCGCACGATTTGGTTTCTTTTAGTTTGAATTTGGCGAACCCCTCAAAACTAGCGGAGCTCCAAGAGTTGGAACACTGGAGTACTCGCTTCGGCGTCGCTAGTGAAGCGACCGAAGGGTTCTTTAGCCGCCGTTGGATTGCTAAGAAGCTATTCCACCTCTCGGACGAGGAGATTGTTCGCAGTCAGCGAGAAATGCTTTACGATGCTAAGTTTACTGCTAAGATGGAGGCTGTGTCACAAGAGGTGATGGAGGGCGGCGCCGCAGGCGCCGGCATGGGTGGCGAATTAGGAGACGTTCCTCCGGACGCGGGCATGCCAGATGACATGGCGGATGCCGGTATGCCAGATGATATGGCAGCTGAGGCGCCTGGTGACGAGAGCGTCCTGTTATCCGAGCCTCCTCTCGACGACGCCGCTCC